GGAGGAATGCAAGTAAAGGCTGTAAACCCTGACTCAGGTAGAGGCTTAAAAATTAGGAGTCGTAAAAAATAATTATAAAAACTAAAAAAAATGGCTATATTAGCTGACCCGGGATTTAATTTGCAGCCAAGTGCTCAACAAACTCCCTTAAGTACAAATTACATTACTAACTTTGATTTCTTGAATCAGTATCTTCCTGATACTTACGAAAAAGAATTTGAAAGATATGGTAATAGAACAATATCATCATTCTTAAGAATGGTAGGAGCAGAGATGCCTTCTAACTCTGATATGATAAAATGGGCAGAACAAGGAAGACTACACATTAAGTACACTAAAGTTGGTACTGCCGCAGCATTAAACGATGATGTAGCTACATTCCAAGTAAACGATGTAGGAGTTCCTGCATTTGGCGCAAACAATCAACCTGCAATACGTGTTGGTGCTACTGTATTTATTCAAAAGAATGACGGTTCTTCAGTAAACAAAGGTGTTGTAACTGTTGCCCCTCTTTTAGGTAGCCTTGACTTTACTGTTGCTTTTTATGAAGCAGGTGGATTTGCAGGTGCAGCAGGTGGTGCTTTAGATGATGAAAACTTTACAGTATTTATCTATGGTTCTGAATTCAGAAAAGGTGAAGCAGGTATGACAGGTTCTCTTGAAGCGGATGATGAGATATTCTCAAACAACCCAATCATACTTAAGGATACCTATACTGTAAACGGTTCTGACATGGCGCAGATTGGATGGATTGAAGTAACTACTGAGAATGGTGCTTCAGGTTTCTTATGGTATATGAAGTCTGAGCACGAAACAAGGTTACGTTTTGATGACTATTTAGAGACTGCAATGATTGAAGCAGTTCCTGCAGAAGCGGGTTCAGGAGCAGCGGCATTAGCAGGAGGAGGACTTGTTGGTTCAGAAGGTATCTTTTACACAGTAAATGCAAGAGGAAATGTATATGCGGGCGGTAACCCAACTACACTTGCTGACTTTGATAATGTTATCCAAAGACTTGATAAGCAAGGAGCAATTGAGGAGAATGTATTATTCCTTAATCGTCAGTTCTCTTTCGATATTGATGATATGTTAGCAGCACAAAACTCTTACGGAGCAGGTGGTACGTCATATGGTCTTTTCGATAATGATGAAGAGATGGCTTTAAACTTAGGATTCTCAGGATTCAGAAGAGGTTATGACTTCTACAAGACTGATTGGAAATACTTGAATGACCCAACAATGAGAGGTGGACTATCTAGCGTAGCAGGTAGCGGTTCTGTTAACGGTCTTCTTGTTCCTGCAGGTTCAACTACTGTATATGACCAAATCTTAGGGAAAAATGCTAAGAGACCATTCTTACACGTTAGATATAGAGCTTCTGAAACTGAAGACAGACGTTACAAGACTTGGATTACAGGTTCTGCCGGTGGAGCAGCTACATCTGACATTGATGAGATGCAGGTTAACTATTTATCTGAAAGAGCTGTTTGTACTATGGGAGCGAATAACTTCGTTATCTTTAACGCATAACAACTAATAACTAAAAGTAGGGGGTGTCTTCGGATTCCCTCTACTTTATTTTTAATTTTAATTTTATTTAATATTTATGAAAAAAGCAAATACTGTCTTTGTTTCAAAGACATACAAACTAACAAGAGGCGCAGCACCTTTATCGTATATGTTGCCAACTAGAAATAGTAAGAGTTTTCCTTTATTGTACTTTGATGAAGATAAAGGAGAGAACAGAGCACTTAGATACGCTCGAAATCAGAAGTCTCCATTTGAGGATGAGCAGGATGGAAATGCGATTGTAGAACCTGTTATATTTGAAGATGGTTTTTTAACCGTTGAGAGAACAAATCAAGTTCTTCAACAATTTCTTCATCATCACCCATTAAATTCAAAAGCATTTGTAGAGGTTAACTACGAAAAAGATGCAAGAGAAGAAATGGAAAAATTAGACCTTGAGGTTGATGCACTTGTTGAGGCAAGAAGTCTTTCGTTGGGTGAGTTAGAGAATGTTTGTCGTGTGGTATTTGGTAGAAATACAGACAAGATGACATCAGCAGAAATGAAAAGAGATGTTCTTGTTTTTGCTAAGTCAAATCCATCTGAGTTTTTAGATGTATTTAAAGACCCGGAGCTTATGTATAACTCTAATGTTCAAAGATTCTTTGATGAGGGATTCCTTAGTAGAAGAAAGAACAACTCTGAGATATGGTTTAGCACACCTCAAAATAAAAAGAAAATGCTTACTATACCTTTTGGGGTAGAGGCAACGCAAGCGGCTGCATCCTTTCTAAAAAGTGATGATGGAATTGAAGCGTTGAAAATGCTCGAAGCCCTAATAGAGGAATAAGTAAACTATATACATCGTAAAGGAGGGGCTTAATAGCCCCTTTCTTTTTTATAGTATCTTTGTATTTTATTAATCATCTAAAATTTTTAACTGATGAACAAGTATTTACAAATAACAACAGGCACAGGAATAGAACTAGTGCCAATAGGAGCAGGGATTTATGCGGAAAGAACGTCTGCAACTGCAATGAGACTTTATAGTACGTCTATGGGTTCTTTACACCATTATGGATTAGTAACAGTAGGCTCTACTTTTGCAATGGTAACAGCTATTAACGCTGCACTAACAAGAGCTGCTCAGACTTCTTGGACTAATGCAATAGTTCCTGTAGAACTTCCCGTAGGAGAAACAGTAACAAGCATAACGGTATCAGTATTTGTTTAATTACTAATAAGTATTTTTAAAAAAAGGTCTGCATATTTGTAGACCTTTTTTTTGTTTATCTTTGCCTATATGTATTCTCTTTTAGAAATTATAGACACAAATCAAAAATTACATTACATCCCTACGTCAACTATGCAGGATGTGAGAAGGATTGATGCTACTACTGTTAGGGTATACACAAACATTAACAACGGTTATAGAAATGAGTACATGACTTACGACCTTGTTGAAGGAGGAGCAGGGGCAGGGGTTACAAATACTACTCAAGTAGCTTCAATTGTAAACACTTGGAGAGTATTACTTCAAGGCAATCAAAGTCTTCTTAGAGTACCGCTACCTATTATTTTAACAAGCTTTACTCCTACGGTAAATACTTGGACTTAATTGTCTAAAATATAACCTCTTTTTTTTCCGTATCTTTGCTTTAAAATAAGGCAATGATTAACACAGTTAGAAATACTGTTTTATCTGTGCTAAATAAAAATAACTACGGTTATCTATCCCCGTCTGATTTTAATCTATTTTCAAAACAGGCTCAGTTAGATATATTTGAAAGCTATTTTTATCAGTACAATTATCAAATAAACAAAGAAAATGTTCGCCAATCAGGTACGGGCGTAGCTAATGTAACAAAGAGCATTGAGGAGTCTATTGACCTATTTTCTTTAACGAGAGGACTCAACACTACATCAAGTATAGCAGGCTCTTATTTCATGCCCTCAGAGGCCACTACAGGAAGTGATTACTATTACTTAAACAAACTATTAGCCTATAAAGAAATTATAACGTCAGGAACGACTACAGCGTTTGATGCCGCAAACAATCTCTTAATTGATTCAGCGCAAGCATTTGATACGCTAGGAATTGTTTCGGGTGACGTTGTTGGAGTACAGACAGCAACTCAAGGCGTACAATACCTAACTATAGTATCGGTTACAGATGCTACTACAATATTAACGTCAGGTACTGTTCTTATAGCGGCAGGATTTGCTTACAGCATTATAAAGGCAGGAACACAGCAAAATGAAATAGAGAAGGTTACGCACACTAAAATCAATATGCTGAACAACTCTATCTATACCTCACCATCTGCGACATATCCTTCTTATACATCAGAGGAGGCTACGCTTCAGGTATATCCTAACACTATATCTACGGCAGGGCGTATAATAGCTCAGTACTATAGGTATCCTAAAAGCCCTAATTGGACATACATTGAGCTTGCTAATGGAGAGCCTATATTCAACCAATCAGATGCACAGTACCAAGACTTTGAGATACCATTGGATGACGAGAATAATCTTATAATGAAAATACTTCAGTACGCAGGAGTTAGTATTAGAGAGCCTGAAGTTTTTAGCTTCGCTAATAGTGAGGAAGGTAAAGAAAATCAACAAGAAGGATAATGACATACATTAGTCAATACCAATATTACGAGAACGGAGGGTTAAATCCTGAAGGAGAAAATTGGGGTTCGTATCAGTATACGTCTCTTTATGACATTGTCAACAATTTTATGTTGATGTATTCAGGCAATCATAGCCTTGTAAATAACGAGGAACGGTTTAAGGTATTGTTTCATGCCAAGAGAGGCGTTCAGGAACTTAACTACGATGCCTTTAAAGAGATTAAAGTACTTCAGTTGGACGTTACTGACCAATACAGATTTGTGTTGCCTGCTGACTATGTTAATTGGGTTAGAATATCTATGTATCAAAATGGCATCCTTTACCCGCTTACTGAAAACATTCAAGTTAATTATGGTCAGGCTTATCTACAAGATAATAATGATAGGATTTTATTTGATGAGACAGGAAATGCGTTATCTCCTGAGTTTTCTCCTATTGATTTAGATAGGATTCTAGGTACAAAGAAAAGTATTTATTTAAACTCCAACAGCTCATTCAATGGAAGCGAAGGATACTGCGATAATGGTGATTGGTATTTTGATTATATTGTAGGAGGAAGATTTGGTTTAAATACAGAGACTGCCAATATAAATCCAACATTCAATATAGATAAAGAAACAGGGGTTATAAACTTTAGCTCTAATATCGGTGGGGGTTCTGTTGTTCTTGAGTATGTATCAGATGGCATGGAGGGTGGAGATGACTCAAAGGTTCATGTCAATAAGATGTTTGAGGATTATATATATGCATACATTGAGTCCTCAATACTTCATAGCAAATTAAATGTGCAGGAATATGTAGTAAGGCGTGCTCAAAAGAAGAAGAGTGCTCTTCTTAGGAATGCAAAAATTAGAATTAGCAATATACATCCGGGTAGATTATTAATGAATCTAAGAGGTCAGGATAAGTGGATTAAATAAACATGGGTAAAGATATAAGGATTTTTACGGGAGGCAAAATGAACAAGGAACTTGATGAACGATTAGTTCCTCAGGGTGAATATATTGATGCCCTTAATATACGTGTTGGCTCAACAGAGAGTGATGACATGGGAGTGGCTGAAAATTCAACAGGAAACATTTCCCTTACAAATATAGAAGTTCAAAATACTTCTCTTAGTGCTTCAGCACTTTGCATTGGTGCTTTTGAGGATGGAGCAGAGGAAACATTATATTGGTTTGTTCATGACTCAGCCTTCCCTGCATCTGCTAACACTAGCAAGTTAGACCTTATACTTTCATTCAACACTAACACTCAGATTTTAACCTACCATGTCATTAGCATGGATGATGGCGGGGGTGTAAACACGACATTAAATTTCAACCCTCAGTACTTAATAACGGGTGTAAATAAGATTGATAATTTTTTATTCTTTACAGATGACTATAGTCCTCCTAGAAAGATTAATGTATTAAAAGACTATGGAAATCCTGATGCTATAACAGATGTTGATGGATTTAATGCAGATGAGATTCTTGTAATAAAAAAACCACCCACTACCTCTCCTACGGTAACAACAAGAAATAATCCAAATATTATCTCTGAGTTTTTAGATGAGAGGTATATATGTTTTGCTTACAGGTGGAGGTACGATGACAATGAGTACTCAGCCACATCACAGTTTAGTCTTCCCGCATTTACTCCTAAATCATTTGAATTTGCTCCAAAGAGTTACCTAAACGAGGGTATGACCAACAAGCACAATGTTGCTGAGGTTACATTTAACACAGGTGGC